CTTCTTTGCTGTTAGCGTTCATTAGTCTTTGCATAATGTCTCCATTGTGCTCTGGTGATACACCAGAGTCTGCGGAGTTTGTCATACGCTTGTATGCTGCAGCATCGTTTGGATTTACGTTAGGTGTCTGGGTTTGGCTTACTTCAATGCCGAATACATCGGCATAGTCTTCAAGCCATTTAGATACAGACTCTTCAGTTGGGTCTATATCCTGTGGGATAAATGAAGCAATTTTGCTGTTTACCCCGCGACTAGCGAGGGCATCCTTTATTGCTCGTTCGCGCTGCGACTTGTTCAAAGACTCGAACTGAGCCTTAAGCTCATTTAGTTCTTTGTCTTTTTGCTTAGACGCTTTGCGTAGTTGCTTTACTAGATCGTTAGACGAATCATCAAATGTGAAGTCGTCGTCATCCTCGTAGTCGTAATTGGACATAGTGGTCCTTCTCCCTATTAGTTGTTGGCGCAGGCCTCACATATCCTGGGGTGGGTTATGTGGCTCCTACTACTGGTCTTGTTGTCGCTCCACTAGGCCAGTCGTTCTAGTGGCAGGCTTTGTTATTTAGAAAGCGCCAGCACGATCTCGTGCTAAGGCTCCACTTGTTAGACCAGTCTGACCACCGAAGGTGGCCTTTTCTAGTCCAGTTAGTTTCTGTCGTTGTGCTCTTGACTCTTGAGCACCAGGAACGTTGAATACTTCTCTTTCAGCGGTTGTCTGTGTATATGGGTTCTCGCCATAGATTGATGCAAGTTGTGAACCACGTTGTAGTCCACCTGCAATAGTTCCGTAACCTTGCTGAGCTTGCGCCTTGTTGACACCGTAGCGTGCTAGGTACTCAGCATCAGTTACATTGGTTGCAAGTCCTAATTGAACTGCTGATGAACCGATTTCTGCTGCGGTAATGCGACGCTTGATTTGTTCTAGTCCCTTAGTAGGATCTAGTGCATATGCAAGCAAATCACCGTTGCTGATATCTGGATAGAAAGTCTTAAGTGCAATGCTTACCTCTGGGTTAGCAAAGAGAACACGCTGTTGCGCTGTAGAAACACGGTCTTCTAGTTCAACTGCAGACACATCGTTAGCAATAAAGTTAGTAAAACCTTCTTGAACACCTAGGTCGCCACGCTTCCAGTAAGACTCTGGTAGTCCTGCATTACGCAAGATGTTTTGATACTGGTCCTCAAGACCAAGGTACTCTGCTTCAGAGATTGCTTTGAGTCCCTTAGAAATACGTTGAGGGTTTGCAGAAAAGCGCTTCTTGTAGGCATCTGACTCACGTAGTTTAATAGTAAACTCAGCAGGTGATGCACCTGATTGGATAAGTCCTCGTAATGGTTCTACTAAGGAACCAAGTCCATAGGCTGAAAACTGTGCGTATAGCAAGTCGTATGCTGATTGACGCTCTGCTGCAGCAGCAGCATTTGTTGCATCTTTTGCTAACTTGCCATCAGTAAGGAATTTTTGATACTGGACATATGCTAATTGATCTGTAAATACAGTTCCATCAGTTGCTGTGTAAGTTAAAGCTGGTGTACCAGTCGGCGTACCTGTGGGCGTACCTGTGGGTGTACCAGTCGGTGTTCCTGTGGGAGCACCAGTCGGTGTTCCTGTAGGAGTACCAGTCGGTGTACCTGTGGGAGTTCCTGTGGGAGTTCCTGTGGGAGTACCTGTCGGTGTACCGGTAGGTGTTCCAGTTGGTGTTCCAGTTGGTGTTCCAGTTGGTGTTCCAGTTGGTGTTCCAGTTGGTGTTCCAGTAGGTGTTCCAGTAGGAGTACCTGTTGGTGCTCCTGTTGGTGCTCCTGTTGGACCTGTTGGACCTGTTGGAGCAACAACTTTACCCTCTGCATTAACTGTTCCACCGATAAGTGTTGCTGTCGCTTGAGCATTTGCAAGTGCATCCAACTGAGCCTGCGTTTTGCCGGTAGTGCCAATCTTCTTTGTATAATACTCATCTGCTATTGCTGCTGCTTGTTCTTCTGCGCGTTTTTGCGCTGCACTTTCTGCCGCTGAAATAGATACAGGTGCCGCAGAATCTGTTTTAGCAGATGCTGTTTCTGATGCTCTAAAATTTGAAAGAACCTTAGTAGCAGCAAGTTGAGCAGCCTTTTGTGCTGCAGAATCTGTTTTAGCGCCAGCAAGTTTTGAACCTTCGTCAACTATCTTAGTTATGCTAGTGCCAGATTGAGTTTCTGCTGTTTTAAGATTTTCAAGAATAGAACTAACAGCTCGTGAATACCCTGCAGGATCTGTTTCTTTGAGATAATCAAGGTAAGACATACGTTCTTCTGCAGGCAAAGATGCCTGAAGGTTATTCCATTGTGCCTCTGTATATGCCATCGGTTACCCCATAAATCCAAAGTCTTGAAGGACCTTGAGCGCTCCGCTAGATACTTCATCTCTAGCACTCTGTGTGTACTGCCAACGATTGTCTTGACGCAACGCACGCTTGAAATCAAATAGGTTCATATCGCCCTTATCTGTAATAGCAGAACGTAGTGTTGGGTCATTAAGATCAATCATATCTGGGTTAATCTCAAGCTCTGTAGCCATTTGTCTTTTGTATGGAGCATATACATTCTCAAGGTCATAGCCTTGGTTGAGAAGGTTACGCACATATTGTGGCTGGCCTTGGGATGCAAGGACACGTGCATCTTGGGCCACACGATTGATATCAATAGTTCCTGCTGCAAGTCCCTGAAGAACTGCCTGCTCGATATCTCCACCAGTTGCTACAGTTGAAATACCAGGGAGGATATCCTTCAAACTAAAACCATTTGCCTTAGCAATTGCTTGAAGTGTCTGGTAATTCTGTAATGCTTGACCACTGTATGCGGTTACATTCTGAGCACCAGTTCCAGTACCAGCAATGCTAGATACCTTGCCAATAAACGGAACAATAAGAGCATTGATTGCTAATGGGTCATCATCTAAGAATCCGTTATAGATCTTCTCAGCAACAGATTGTGCTTGCTCATCTGTTAAAGCAACGCCAGCAATTTCTCTTGCCTTAGCTTTAACAGCACCGATTTGCTTGCTAAGATATAAACCGTAAGTTGTCTTAGTTACATCTTCGCCAGCTGCACGAAGTTCGTTATACTTTTCACGATCAATGATACGTTCACGCAAGGCTGGTGCGTTCTTCTGCCACCAAGAGGTACCACGTGCTGCAGCAAGGAACTTTTCTTTGTCCCAATCCTCATCTACAGCTTGTACAAGGATCTTATCTAATCCTGGTACTGTCCTGAAAAGATAGTCAGGTAGGTCATACCAGAACTCTGTCTTCTTTAATAGTGTTTCAAAGTCTGAAGGCTTCTTTGTTGTGCCTGCAGGAGCACCCGTAGGAGTACCAGCAGGAGCACCAGCAGGCGCACCAGTAGGACCGGTGGCGCCTGTAGGTCCACTAACACCTGTCTTTGGTGGATTGCCTGTGGTATCAGTTTTTACTGGAGCGCCTGTAGCGCCTGTCTTTACTGGAGTTCCAGTTGGACCAGTTTTTACTGCAGGTGCGCCAGTAGGACCAGGCTTTGGAGTTGTTCCAATCTTAGGTGTTGCAACCTTGATCTCAGGGAAGTTTAACTCAACATCTGGAGCAATAGTATTTAAGCGACTTACGAGACCAGTGCGTTGGGACTTAAATGATGTGGTGCTTTCGCCACGAGACTCAGCCTTAGCAATTGATGCTTGAAGTTCCTTGAGTTTCTTGTTGATATCCAAGTATTCTTCAGCAGTCTTTGCTAACTTATTGAGTTTAGTTAACTGTGTATTTATCTGTAGTCGTTCACGATCAAGTTTGTCAATCTGTTGATTGATGGTTTTTATCTGAGCATCTGTTACAAATGGCTTGCGCTTATCTGCTTTTAGTTTGCGGATATCCTCAACTTTAGCAGAGTACTGACCTGAAAGTTTTTGTAGTTTAGTTTGGACTGCATTAGCCATTAGCGACCACCCAACGCGTTCATAAATGTCTCATAGAAACCAAGAACCTTGTTGGCTCTGCCTTCATCTGTACCTGAAACCTGATCTACAAGGTACTGCTGTTCATTGATACCTGGTGTAGTTACCTGAGTCTGCTTACCGCCTATTGTCTTGTAGGTTGTAGTAGATGCTGCCTTGTTCTGGATACCTTTAAGAGCTGCTGTGTACTTCTTGATTTCAGCATCTGTTGCCTTACGGCCCAGAGTATCTCTGATAATAGAATCAACTAATTGTCTAGCGCTCTCAGGTGTGTAGGCAGTAACGCTAGTAACAACACTAGGACGACCATCGCCACCTGCACCAGCATTGAATTCAACCTGTTGCTTAAAGAATTCGTCACGACCTATAGGAGATACTGCGCTGACACTAAGACGATCTGTTTCTGCTGCAGTAAAAGCCTTTTGTAAAGCAGGTGTGTACTTGCTAGTAATCTTACCCTTGTAGTATCCAGCAGACTTAAGTATCTTAGAATAACCACTGATAAGTGCAGGACTCTTAGCGATTGTCTTTAAGAAGTCTGTAAAGTCGCCTGTTGTACCTGATGTGGCGCTAGCTGCAGGAGCAGGAGCAGGCATTGGCACAGCAGATCTGCGTGCCTCTTCTGGTGTCTTTGCTACCACTTAGTCTCCTAACAATCTGCCAAAGAGCACGTTATATGCACTTTGTGTGTTTTCGTTAAATGTTGCTAGTTCGCGCATCTTGATAATAGTTTCTTCCTTATTCATTTGTGTAAGGAATTGGCTACCGCCTATGCCCTCAAACTGATCTTTAGTTGTCTTGTATGAGTTGTAAAGATCCATCATCTCGCGCAACTTGTTTGCAGTTGCAGGCGCTGCCTTGTATGCAGCCTTTTCATCAAGCATCTTTTGTAGGTCATTGAGCGCTTTCATACGCTCGATAGCCTTCCTGCCACCCTGTGCTAGTTCTTCTTGAACCAATGGACGGCCTGCCTTGAATACTGTTGCCCAGTCGGAGAACTCCTTGCGAAGTTGTGAACGCTCGAAATCTGTACCTACAGACTTGAGATTCTCCTCATAATCGTTCTTCTTTTCGTAGTAAGCCTGCATATCTGCTGCAGTTTGTACCTCACGCATAAAATCAGATACGACTTTGTTCTTACGAAGACCCATATCAGTCATCGTCTTGTACGCATCCCAAGAGTATCCAGCCTTGTGAGGGATTAAGAACGCTGCACCCTGTGGATAAGACTTGAATAGTTCCTGATTGCCGTCAACAAAGTCACCAGACTCTTGTGCATAACGGAAGTATGCAACAGTTGAACGGTCTGATTCAGATACAGTAAATGGCATCTGATCTGGGTAACGCTTTACCCACTCAGTCATCGCTGTATCGTAATCGCCATACTTGTCTAGTAGTCCATACCAAGTCTGCTTAAATGATGCTTCACCATTGTCGCGTACCCAGTCAGCCATCTCAGACTTGAGTTGAACTTGTGCTGTAGCAGGTGCAGTAAAGCCATAAACAACACGCATACCTAAAATACCTAGTGTGGTGTTCTTAAGACGAAGACGGTAATCCTCTAGTTCAGCTGCGCTGAATGGGATTGGTACCTGTTCTCCATCAACTGTCTTGTACTTCTGCTGCAATCCGTGTCCACCTGCTTCAAGATATGTCATAGCCTTACGCATTGCTGATGCGTACTGGCCATCACGTTCATCTTGGTTCATTGCACTGTAGATACGGTTGACGTGTGCTGGTAAGAACGCTGAAACCATTGGTTGGTCTTGTGCATACTTACCCAAAAGTGTAGTTGTGATTGTATCTGCGGCCCCTGGGTTGAAGATACCTACAAGGTTTGTAGCAACCTTGATTGAGAAACCAGATAATGGTCCAGCAAGAGTAGGAACTGCTGACTCTGGGTTCAAAGATGGTGTAATCATCTTAAGTTTTGCACCAAACTCTACTGGGAATGGTGTCTTAAACTCTGCTGGTACACCTAATGCCTGCATTGCAGCTTGAACTGCCTTGTAAACGTACTGCGTACCAGGGTAAATGAAGTATGGCTCACCCTGATCGTCTTGTTGTACCCAACCTGAGTGGGTTACACCCTCATAAGTAAGGCTTGCCTTGACAATTGCCTCTGGGTTATAGCGCACAACGCGATACATACGGCGATAGAAGTCTTCAGTAGCACGATAGAAGCGTGCAAAGTTACGAATCGAGAACGCCAACTGGCTCTGCACTGCAGGGTTATCAACATATGCCAATGTCTGCAGGCGTGCTCGGTCTTCTACGATCTCTGCTAGCTTTGCACGTGCATTAAACTCTGCTTTAGCAAGTGCTGTTTCATCTGTAATACCGCGCTTGTAAGATGCGATAAAAGCCTTTTCAAATCCAGATTGGTCAAACTGCTTACGCAGTTTAATTATCTCAGATAGAACCATAGGTTCACGTGATAGACGGGCATTAGCCTCACCTAGCCAGTCCCAACCCCATTCCATAATGGATGTGGTGTAGTTACCAGTGTCTGAAATAGGTACCAGTTGTGGGCCAACGATATACTCTGGAACATCATCAATGTTCTTTGGTAGATCATCAAGACCTAACTTACCAGTAATGCGGTATTCGCCTGTTTTTTCGTCAATTCCACGTACCTTAGATAGCAAATCTTGATTGATCTTGCCATCCTTCTTAACAAACAATTGCTTTGCTGCATCATAGATGCGCTTAGCGTGCTCTTCAGTGCTGATACCACGCTCTTCCATACGAAATGCTGCAACCTGTTTAGCATTTTCTGGGTCATTAAGCCAAGCGTTAATCTTACCAATTGCAGTTGTTGTGCCTTCTGCATCATCTGCAAGGTTAGCAACTGCAATACGGCCTAGTCTATCGTTTGAGTAGTACCCAATACGCATTGCCCAGGCAACCTGAGTTGCTTCATTAGCAAGTGGTGCCATAGAGGTATAAGCCTTAGCGCCTTTGGCACGAGCAAACTTACCCTTTGGTAGGTTGTAACTTAGTTCTGCTGTACGAACGTTGTTCTTACGGGCAAAGTTTAATGTACGTGTGAATGTATCAACACCGGTAAAGGCGTTCTTTCCACCTTCGACAACATCCATAAGAGCATTGTCTAGGTCACCGAAAAGAATCTGCTCTTGTAAGTACTTGCGGTCATCAACAGTAAACTTGCCTAAACCTGTTTGGTCATAGAAACGAGCCAACTTGCCTTCGTTCAAAGCCTCTGCAGTAATCTGGCGAATTTTAGTTACATCGCCTTGTGCTGCTGTAATAGCCTGTGTGTAGTGCTTGGCTTCTTTACGATTAACAAAGCGGATAACTCCACCTAGTGGATCTTGTGCTGCTTTGCCTAGAGTAGTTAGACCTTCTTCTACCTGACGTGCTGTACGCAAACGAGTTGACAAACCACGTGCTTTTACTAAACCAAATGGTGATTCACCAATTGCAAGGTGAACCATTAAATCTTCTGTTGCGTTACGGATAGCATAACGTGGACCGGCAAGTGTTAAGAATGACCAACCAGTTGTCATCTTTTCAACCCAGTTAGAATGAGCAAGACCTGCAATGTTCTGGATAATACCTGAACGTGATGCTGTACGGTCAATATCGCGTACGCTTAGTGTAGATACGTAGTCTGATAGGTCAGAAAGAATAAGACCTACCTGCTCACCATCTGGTAGAGCTGCTGGATTGTATCCAGTGCGGGGATCTGTTACAGCAAACTCACGCTTAGGTGAAGCCTTTAACTGATCTGCAATAACCTTGCCTTCTTTGGTTACATTCAATCCGCGAATGTCAGCGATAGTTGATTGCAAACCATAAAAGATTTCTTTCTTGCGTCCTACTTCAGCATTGTCAAATGCCTGTGCAATAAGACGTGATTCATTCTGTGGAAGAACCAAGCGTGCGTAACGATAAACTTTAGCTGCACCATCTTTAGAAGTGACATCAAATAAGTCATCCTCAAACATAGGTACTTGTGTAAACTTAGCCTTAAAGCGGTCAATGCGGTATTGGATCTGTGCCATTGATAGGCGTGCAGTTCCTTTAGCCTCACGATTAGCCTTGACACTATTAACAATAGTTTCTCTGCCATCAATGACTGCTTTAGCAATACCATCATCAGTAGATGCTCCACCAAAGTAAAGGTCATCTACAAACTTAGGACCGATACGGTCTAGGTTAAATACTTTGTTAGCTGTGGTAACTGTAGTAATGCGAGCCTTGCGTAATGGATCTAGGCGTGGAATCATCACACGCTTGCGACCAATCTGGCCCATCATCATTTCTTCTACCTGTTTTGCGTTCAAGAAAAACGCTTTGGCAGTATCTGCATTTGTAATGGGTACATCTGCGTTAATGAAAGACTTGATTACTGGATCACCGAACTCTGGTGCAATAGTTGTAAGACGCTTCTTGATATCAACTGCTTCTTTAGTAGCACCTGAATCAATTGCTTTCTTAAAAGCACCAAGGTCTGCACCGTATTGGTTCCAGAAGTTCTGCATTTGTGGACGTGCAAACACTTCTTCTACCTTGTTGCCACCGATTACTACATCGAGTGAATAACGAGAGATATCTACTGCACGCTTTGCTTTACCAGCAACAAGTAATGGATCTGCAAAAATACGATATGCAGCATCTACTGCACCGGATACTGCACGATAGAAAAAGCCTGAGCCTTCTAGTTGCTCTGGTGTAATCAGGTTTGCAATCTGACGACCAGGTGAGTACTTAGCAGCCTGTGCTGCATCTAGTGCATCTTGGAATAAATCATCTTTGTTTTGTGCAGCCATTGCTGCAATCTGCTTCTGAGCATCTGTACCAGATGATGCGATAGCGCTTAACTTCTCACCTGCTGCAACTCGCATTGCAACCTGCATACGGTCATTGCCAAACTTAGAACTAGCGTTCTGAATACGACCTGGGTTAAATACCTTGTCGCCTTTATCGTTGGCTGTAGTCCAAGCATCTGCAATGTTCTTGCCTTCTAAAGCGGCAATAGCACCGGTACGGTAAAGACGTGTAGAAAAGTCTGAAACTTCAGTAAGGCCTGCAAGTACTGCGCCACCTGTGTAGTGCCAAGCAGTACCTAGCCAACCACGGTTGGCTTTAACTGCTGGGTCTTCCTCACCAGCTACGCGCTTAAGCGCTGCTTGCTGGTCAGGTGTTTTTAATGCGTAGGCTTGCTGTGCAACCCTTTGTGGAAGGTTAGAAAGTTCACGATGGACTGATAGAGTTTTGTTAAACGCCTCCATCGCCTTTTTTTCTTCAGGCGTTAAACCTGCAGCACTAGCGGCAGCGTTGAGATTAGACAACTAATCACCTCGCGCAACGGCCTGCTGATACAAGATGGCAATAGAACCGTCTGTGTCAAATGGCAACATCTTTGCTAGTGTATCTGAAGTCTTTGCAACTGACTTCTGCATTACTAAAGCGCTAGCACCAGGGCCTGCGCCCATATCAATACCTGCGGTAATTGGTTCATTAGGACGTTGTGATGGTGCGTATAATTCTGTTAGTGGTGACTGTCCTGCAGCTTCGCGTACATCGCCTGCGCGAGCAGGGCGTACATCTGGAGTCTTGGAAAGCGGAGCACCTGACTTAATAGCCTGCGTCTCAACGCCTTCACCGTATGCTGTAGATCCCATTTGTAGATTATCAGTACGTGTGGAGAACTTGCCTGGACCTGCTGGTCCTGCCAGTGGATTCATCATACTCACTGTTGGTCCTCCTCTAATTTTTCTAAATCGTTTGCCATATCTTCCCAAGCCCTGTTGGTTTGAGTAATATGATTTGAATGGTAAATTGCTAATTCCATTAGTTCACCTGTTAATGTTTCAACAGATGATGCTATGTTGTGTAGAAAGCCTACTCCTACAACAACGAAATCAAGAAAGCGTACTGGACGAGGAACATAATTATCATCTTTCATCGCCCAGTACACCTCTCATTAAAAAGTTATTATCCCTTTTTTACTGCGTTGCCGCGTCGTCCTGCTGGCATCATTGATGGTACTACCTTGCCTGGTCCTGCTGGCTTGGAGGTATCCTTCTTGCCTTCAACTGGCTTTGACATTGGTGCTGCTGCACGTGATCCTTGGTTCATATTACACCTCCTCTGATTATGCTGCGCCGGTGATACCAGCTAGTAGTTGGGCTATATCTGGACGTTGACCAGCAGCAGGGGCCATACCACCTTGTTCTTGTGGAGGTTGCGCTGAGGCTGGGGCGGGGGCCGCTCCTGCTGCTGGAAGCTGTTGCTCCATACCTGGTGCCATAGGCGGCATCTGCGGGGTTGGAGCTGGTTCTGGTGTAAATGCTTTTTCGATAACTGACTCTAGCGATTGGCCCTTTTGCCGACCTTGGATAACAGACGCAATGCGGGTGATAATCTCTGTAGGGTCTTGGCCCTGCGCTGCAAGGGCCGGAATGGCTTGAGCATACTGAGCAACAGCCACGCGCAAAGAATCGCGCATTTCTTCAATATCAACACGTTGTTCCTCCTGCGTAACATTCAAGTCCATAGGAATCTCACGACGTACATAGTCACGAGATACGAGCTTGTCTGAGCGCATTTGTAGTAAAGCAATGATGGCACGGTTTGGATCCATACCAGACATAATTCCGTAACGTACATCTATGCCATACTCGCCCTTGATATCACGAGATGGTGTGTACTTAAGAACATAAGGTGTTCCGTCATCTGTTCCCTTGATGGTCTTTGGAATACCACCAAATACTTTCTCATCTGCTTCAAAGCAAACAGAGATAAGTTCTTGGAACATACGAGCAAACTGTGCTTGTGCTGCCTTGATCTGTGTGTCAAAGCCAGCCTGTAGTGCTTGTACACCACGGCCTGTTACAACTGATGCGTCAATGTTACCTGAACGAGATTCAGGGTAACGAGCACCCATACGTAGTTCACGCTCTAGCACGCCAGATTCTGCAAAGATACCTGGTGGTAAATCTAGTGGAACGCGACGAATACCTTGTGGGTTAGCAGAACGCATAATTGAATCTGGACCAAGTGCCAACTCTTGCACATCTTGTGGGATAGCAATAGGTGCTTGGATAGACTTTTCTGCTGCTTGGATCTGCAATACTGCAAAGCGAGCACGAGCTAACTGTACAGATAGAACATCATCAAACTGTCCACGTGCTTCACCGTCAAGTGATGAACGCATAATGACAGATGCCATTGCCTTACCTAAGATGTTAGGTGTGCGTGATAGAACTAAGTTCTTACGCTCTGGTAAGTACAATAAGTCCTGGTCCTTGTCGTGGTACTTGACCATTGAGATATAAGGAGAAGAAAGAGCATACTGGTTTTTACCTAGAATCAAATCGTAATACTCTGGGTACTGTGAAGCCAATGTCTCTGCATCAGTAACGATAACCTGAGTCACGGACATAACGCGACCATAACGATCTAACTCTGGGTAGGTACCGAATGGGTTGAGCATACGGATACGAGGGTTGTTATCCTCAAAGTCCATCTCAACCATACCGATACCAAGACCGTAGGTGTTATACCAGTCTGCTGATGTGTACATCTGCAGTTGTAGGTCAGAGTTTGTTACATAAAAGTTTGCAATACGAGTTCTAGTATCTGCAGCTTTCCGTGCTGCATCTGAAACCATATTGGTTGCTGAGCAGTTGAAGGATGGCAGTGGTGCCATTGCTTCTGCTAAGTCACGTGCTGCTACGTCAATGAAGTTTGCAACCAGAGGCTTTGGGTATTCCTCTGAAAACATTGCAGGGTATACCTTAGAGATATCTCCCTGACGCACCGAAAGCACATCACGCATACGTTGATCTCGCGCTGATGAGCGAGTACGTAAGCGTGCTAGCTTAGCGTCAACTTCTTTGACTGATAACAATGGAGTTCCTTACTTCTTGTATAATCCTGGATACTTCTTATTGGTTGCCTTCTTAGCATCCATCTCTGCCCTCTTAACACCGGCAGGTGATGTACGACGTTGAATTTCTGCAACTGCTGCTGGGCCTGTAAGTGGCTTTGGCTTAACTGTTGGCTTAGGTGCTACAGTCTTTGAACGACCCATACGAGACTGTTGCGCGTTAATCATCTCAGAACGTTTTTCTTTTGAAGGACGTGTTGCTCTATACTTCTCGGCTGCCTTTTTAGCAGCAGCAAGTTCAGCATCAATTTGTGCTTGTGTTTTTCTAACTTTAGGCTTTAGAGGTTCAGGCATTCTTTTTGCTGCAGCAGCACGTTCTGCCATAATCTGCTGCTTTGTTTTTTGAGTATTTGCCACTGTTATCTCCTTGTTAGATGAACGTTCGGTCTTTCTCTGCGAGCAGTTCATCTATGTTGACAACTGTTCGTTTGCCTACCTCGTAGCGAGATAGAAAAGGATTCTTCATATGATGTGTCTTGTGCATACCTTGGTTAAGCATTTCGCGTGCGCGGATCTCACAGAACCACAGAGCCATTACCATATCGGTCTTACCCTTGGTCGTTGGGGACCAAGTAATTAGTTGCTCGATGAGCGCCTTAATGTTTTCAGTTTGGTCAGAAGGTAAGTGGATAAGGTTGTCGCGGTGGTGCTTGCCGTCAAATTGTTTTGTGCCGAACAGTGTGGACATAGAAGCAACACCGAAACCGGAGTCCCACTTATTGGTTCCAGTATGGTGTTCTCGCAGTAACACACCCCGTGAGGCAAGGTTTTGGCGGATGCCCTCATCTTGCGTAAGGAATGATTGAAAAGCATTCTTCTCTACTATCCACTCACTAGGCTGGTACAGGGAAGTCCAGTCAAAGATTAGTTGGCGTATCGCAGCAGGTGTTGGCCTAGTGATCTTAATAGCATCAACGATATAGCGTTTATGTGTAGCCCTATCAACAGCGTAACAAACGACGGCTGTATCACCAACCATAGCGGGATCAAGACCACAAATAAAAGAAAAGCCGTTAACATCCCTCGGATGGCCTGGGTGACCAGGAACCAAGCGACCTGCTTTACGCATACCATCTATAGAACCTCGCACACATACTGGATCAAAGATGGCATCATCTGAGATATCTTGTTGTTGATACACCAAAGCCCAGGTGCTTGCATCCATAGCTTGGCGTTCATTGTAAAGGTTGCGACCATTCCATCTAGGGTAGAGGCCGTCTTCGTTCTTGTCAGATTCTTGTTGCCCATCGAAAGGCGCGTCACTAGCAGGCCACAAAGTTTCCCACTTGTCAGGGTCTTCGTGCGTAGTCAAAAGCGCTGGCATAGCCAAGTACTTCCACGGGACCAGTCCACCTGGGTAGCGGTCTTCGTTACGTAGCTCGCGGTATAGGTCCATAGCTGAAACACGCGTACCAATAACTACAAGTTTACCTGTAGGGTTCAAACGAGAGCGTACGTCCTGGGTTAACCAGCGGATCTGCTTTTCAAACTCGTTGGCGTTCTTTAAGGTAACAGCGTCATCTACGATAATCATATCTGCACGCTTACCGTAGATCTGACCACCGATACCAATGGCTTCGATGTTTGGATCTTTTTCGCTAGACTCACGTAGCTCGGAACCAAAGGTGACGCGGGTGGCTTGCCACGATGCGCTCTTAGAGTTAAACCCTACGCCAGCAGCGTAAGCCTGTTGGAGTGATTCATACATCGGATGTGTCAGGCGTTGCTTGATGGCGTAGAGAAAGTCGGCAGCTAACTGCTGGGTTTGGGAAACAATCAAAACTCTAAAGTTGGGGTTACGTACTACCTGCCAGGTAACATAGTCCACCGTGATCGTAATGGACTTGGCGTGGTTTGGCGGAATGTTAATCAGGATTCTATTAGAAGCCAGTCCTGGCTCATACTTCATAGAAGGGTGCATCCAGCCAGGTTCGCGGCCTTCGATCATATCTACCAGATTTTGCTGGTGTGGGAAAGTCTGGGAGTGCAGGAACTTCTGGCGGAACTCGGCAAAGGTAATGTCGTGGACATCGCTTGTTGCAAAGCTCTTGTCCTTAAGACCAAGGCGTGTTCGGTCAACCTTGTCTGTAAAGACCTTATCGGTACGTCGGTAGTACTCGTATGTCTTAATGGATTTACCAGCCGAGGCACAAGCGGCCTCGATGGTCATACCCTCTGCTACACAGCCAAGGATGATTCTCTTGGCGATGTCGGCACTATTGTCAGCCACGTGATCTCCTAAAATTTATTGGGGACCGGCCGGAATCGGTTTATTTTTATACTAGGCGAGGAAGGTTTTATCTACCAGTAGATAGACCTATCCCCACTAAAAGTACTGGGCAGGTCGGGCTTAACGCCCGAAGGAGCTACAGCGAACTGAGGGGTAAGTTAGTGCTCGGCCTAGGGGCCTCGCTAGAGGCCATACCGTTAACTGCTCAGGGCTTTTCCTATTAAAACCCCTTACTATATATAAGGCAGGAAATTATCGTCATTTCCCGTTTTTAGAATGTGACCTTCATCACAGTATATATAACCGCAGGTCAGAGGCCAGATCGCAGCTTTGACTTTAGCAAATATTTTTTGTTGGGGAGTATACAGACACCGCGTGCAGAATTCAACAACGGGGGGTCCCTGTTTCCTGTCTAACGCTGCGGTAGAGGTCTAGCCTTGGACAGTTGCGGGCTGTATGTCTATGGTGTTTGGTAAAGAGATAGGGGCTGACTAACCCGCCGGCTACCCCTAACCCTTAAGCTCTCTCTAATTAAGTAACCGCCTAACCTTGCAGCTCTACCCTTGCAGCTACTAACCGGCGCAGCTCTACCCGATAACCGCAGCTCTTACCCTCTCACCTTGCAGCTATCCGCCGGGGATCTAATGACCTAACCCCTAGACATAACCGGGCTAACTGTCTACCTTGTTGAGAGCTGCGACACGCCCTAAAAGATCCTCTTAAATGGTGTTGCACTATGGGGCATAGTCGTGTATCGTGATCCCTGTAAAGCTCACTTACCTACTAAAGCTTTACGGATAAGGATCTATAAATGATTAAGAATAAGGTCTGCAGCTGCGGTGTATGCCTAGATAGTTATTGCAGCTCTAGCGATAGCAAGCTAACAATTGCAAAATGTTGGTGTGCAGAGTGTAAGGATACCCGTAAAGAGGCTAAATTAAATGCTTACAAGATTACTATTGTGAAAGGATCTATCTAATGAAACTCACCGCAGCATTAGCAATAGTTACCCCGGCTTACCTATACGCAATTCTGCCCGGCGTAACTCTTACCTATGAAAGCACTATCTTGTTTACTCTTATCTCTTTACTATCCGTGAGTATTCTCGCGGGTATTGTCGTACTAAACAAGGGGGCTAAATAAATGACTAACACACAAGAGACACAAGGCGCTAAGCTCTCTTTCCCTTGCAGCTGCAACGGCTGCCGGAATTACCCAACACGCCCGGCGGAAATCTGGCACGAGTCGCAGATAGCTAGCAAGGCGCAAGGATACTTTTTTACCCCGGAGACTATGCGCTTTTTTAAGTCACGGATCGCAGACTTTAAGCCCGTGGGCATAAGCCCTAGCGGTGTTGATAGTTTAATGGTGATTGTGAGCAATAAGCGCGATAATGACCCACGTTATTACGAGATTATTACCCTATGCCCTTATGGCGAAATCGGGCGTGAGTGGGCTACCGATAGCGACGGAGATCCGATTACCCAATACGAGACTCTCAACAAGGCGCGAAAGTCTGCCCGGTGGAATTGCACCATAGCCCCGCAGCTCTGCGAGTGTCACGGGTGCCAATTAGACAAGGCGGGGCGGTAATGGATAAGTGTCTATGGTGTGACAATATGGCAAGAGTGACAGTATCGGGTGGATATGTACCGCGATACTTATGCGCCTTTCACGCTAGCGAGCTATGCGAGAGTATAGGCGACAAGGCGGGCGCGGTTAAGTTCGCGCAGCTTATAGCGGGGGACAGGGTGAGCGCGTGAGATCGCGCAGCTATTATCGCGTGCGCTTAGCGGTACGCCTAGCCTTTTGGTTAGCTCTTGTCGGTCTCTTGTACCTTGTCTCCGGGTTTTTATGGTGGACGGGATCTGAATACTGTCCCGGCTCAATGGTTAATTGCGTAGGTCTCTAGGTGAGTGACTCTCGCTCTCTTGCGCGGTAGCGTGAGAGGGCGGGGGCCGGCACCTAGCCGGCTAAGTATGAAAGGGTTAGAATATGAATAAGAGTAAAGTATTTACGCGCTTAGTGGATAGTCATACACGCGAGATAGTGGGAGAGTGCGAACTAACACCCGCAGCGGTTAAGAGGTTAATCAAGCTCTACCGCGAGCAAGGCCTATGGGTGGAGGTAGCTTAATGATACACGCGCAGACTATAAACGCAGCCTCCCGCCGGGTAGTAGACACCTACACCCTAGAGAATAACTATCGGATCAAGATTTACACCTATCACGACAAGACCCGCAAGGCTTACCTAAGTGTAATTAAAGAGTGCGTAGTGAGAGAGACCGATACGCCGGGGATCTATTTCGAAAGATCCCGCCTATATGCAGACCTTAATCACCTATTAAAGAGTGAGAGGGCGACACGCTACGCGCTTAAGGATCTAACCGCAGCTCACGCCGTAGCCCTAGAACTAGGCGCAGACTTACGCGATAAGAGCTTAGCTATCAATGCAGACACACCCGCGCAAGAGTTAGCTAACGCTTAGTAGTGTAGTATCGCACTCTACCTATCCGGTAGAGTGCGGTACTATCTTACTAAATTAGTAGGATAGTTAGACAGTAAAGGGGTTAGAGCTATGACAGTAGAGAGAGTGCGCCATAGTGGCGCGTATGTAATAAGCGATATAGCGGGAGAGGGCGCGGGCGCTTACCTATTTACCCGTACCTACTACGGCTACACGCTTAAGCAAGCTAAGCAACTATTTAAGATCGCACTAAAGGAGGCTAAGTAATGGAGACTATTAACCAACTAATCAATGAGATCTATGAGGACAACTATTCTCACTTAGAGTTCGATGAAAATATGGGGGGCGAGAGTTGCTCTTGCCCTATCCATACTACGCTTAACACTATCGTTAAGTATAGAGACGGGAAAGAGGGCGATGACGTAGAGACAGTATCTTGGTCAAGCTCTAACCCTACGGGAGAGGTAGCGTAATGAAAGATAACAAGATGTGCCTAAATGATGATTGCTATAACGACAGAGAGTATGGCGACAAGATTACCTATTGGAAAGATCAATGGGGCAATATAAGGTTTAACGCCAAGATGTTAGACCTATGCTTATTCTGCAGAGTTGAGAGAGATAGGGAGGTAGCGTAATGAGCTACGACATCAACAATAATTGCGTAAAGTGTGACCAATATAAGTACGACCAACACAAAAAGAGTTGCGAGTACTATGTAAAAGAGACTTACTTAGAGTTCATCAAAAGAATTATGGAGGTAGCTAAATGAAAGATAGATACTTAGTAACACTAGAGATAGAAACCTATGACGGAGATCCTAAAAATTGGGATTGGTCACACTTATTAGTTAATGACAAAACAAAATTTATCGAAAGTCAATTCAAGGGTAGAGTACTACCGGAAGAGGGAGAGGGTAATGAGTAATCTAAAAGAGTGGGTGGAAGATCGCCAACAAAATGGTGATGATGGAACAGGGTTTGATGATTACGCAGAGGGAGAGGGTAATGAGTAAGTGGACAGTATGGGTAGGCGGTAGTGAAATGAGTAGTAATCTATTAACTAGAGGACAAGCCGTATCAATAGCTAACGATTGGTTTAATCGTGGTTATGATGATGTAGTAGTAGAGGAGGTAGCGTAATGAACAGAGAATACTTAGAGGCTAAGGTAGACCTATGCCTTAATCAAGCTGAGATAGACTTACAACAGGAGGAGATAGCGAGAGCTATCGCTAACCTACGCAGGGCGAACTCTGCCCTATCGCAACTGTTCGGGTTTGAGGAGGAGGACAATGAATAAGATTTCAGATTACAAATACGAGATGTGGTTCTCAAATTCCTATGCCGTCTTAACTAAGGAGGAGAGTGCATTGTGCCTTGCACGCTGGGTAGAGGAAGGGTGCAATCTATGACTAATTACATAGCAGAACAGGTTGCTGAGATGAAAAGAAAACTAGAGAAAGAAGCAAGCAACATCTATACCATACACCCGCGTAAGTCTGAACTGATCCTCTTATATGAGGTAGTGGACGAGAGCGGGAGAGCTGAGTGGGGCGGGGCTAATGCTGAGCACGCTATCCAATGGCTTAGCCTTGCGCCAAGAGAGGCACGCATACTGGTAAGTGCTTGGGATAGTGATGAGGAGGACGCTCACTTAGTAGGGCAGACCATAGACATCACCGAGATAGTAAGGGCAGCTAGCCTATGACGGAGGATACTGTTAAGTGCAGTAGGTGTGAAGTTGATACACCAGAGTCTGAAGTAATCGAAGTCCACGCTTGGTGGCTATGTGGTATCTGTTATGACGAAGTATGAGAGGGTAAAAGTATGATGTATTGGTTAGGGATAGCTGCGGTAATGGTGATAGTCTATGTACTTATAGTGTGGGAGGACAAGATCAATGGAGAGTAAGCAGGTAAGCGGGAAACAATCTATCCACTACCGAAATTACAGAAGGGCAAGAGACAAGGCACTCGTGCGCCTAGCGCACCTATACCCAGAGACATACAAGCAATTGCTTGATGAACAAAGGAGTTTTGATGAGCAAGAGGGCAAGACTTGGATCATTGATAGTAATAGTAGGCTTACTGTGGGCGTTCATACCAGAGCGAACGCAGTCCCCGACGTTGCCGGACGTACCGATTATGAAAGCCCGGACGAAAGCTACAATGGAGGAGAAGCGTGAGAACAAGGCACTTGCAGTTAGTTTCCTCAGAGCACTCGGTTACAACGCACAACAGCGAGAGTGTGCGGTCACACTTTGGACCCGTGAGTCCAGGTTCGACCACCTTGCTCGCCCAAGAGACTCTTCGGGCAAACCAATTAGCTCAGCTTTCGGAATTGCTCAACTGCTTAGAGAACGTAGTGGAGAACCTGAACTACAAATCCTTCACGGCATACGATACATTGGTCACCGCTATGGAGGGAGTGCGTGTCGCGCTCTTAGCCACTCCGATAGACGGGGTTGGTACTGATGAGACTACTTGATCTTTACTGCAAGGCTGGAGGAGCGAGCAAGGGATATGTTGATGCTGGCTTTGAGGTTACTGGTATTGACATCAAGAAGCAGAAGCGTTACCCATTTACTTTTATATAGGCAGATTGCTTAGAGATACTGCAAGACTTAGATTACTTGCGTACCTTTGATGTGATTGCAGCTAGCCCACCTTGTCAGACACACTCACGCACTCAGCATCTACGTAATGCTCAGGGTAAGAGCACGGATAAGGTAGATCTGATACCGCAGACAAGAGAAGCTTTGATTGCTAGTGGCGTACCTTACGTGATTGAAAATGTACCGGGTGCTCCATTGATTAACCCGGTACAATTCTGCGGTTCATCATTTAATCTAAAGGTGCGTAGACATAGACTCTTCGAGTCTAACCTGCAACTAATAGGTTCAGTGTGTGACCATAAGAAGCAGGGGAAACCGGTAGGTATCTATGGATCTATGCGTGATGAGATACCTAAAGGTGGACACACGGCAAAGACTATTGAACAAGCACGCGAAGCAATGGGAATTGATTGGATGATCTGGGGAGAACTTGTTGAGGCTATCCCACCTGTGTATACTCGTGCTATAGGCAAACAACTAATAGATGTGCTAGGTTCTTAACCCTTTCCTGGCAAAACAAAAACCCCATCGGCAGAACCGGTGGGGTTTTTGCTAGCACTCACCAGGCGGAATTGCCTGCCGAGAACTTAATCATAACACTATCCACCAGTAGAGTAAAACCCTTTACCCTTGAAAGTGATAGAGGGCGTGTCCCACTTGCGTACCATAGGTATGTGACAGTCAAAGCAAGATGGCTCACGAGGTTCCTCGTGGATACTGCGTTCAATAGTTAATACGCTGTTGCAATCAGGGCAACGATAGTCGTACTGCATTAGAGCTGCACCGCTTCCTCTATGGGTAGATAACCTACTAACTTGCTGACCTTGTTAGAACGTGAGAACTCTGTAGTTGCTGGCATCCAATGGTTCAACCACTCAGGTTCTGGTACATCCATCAGGTCAAAAGAAAAGACACCTTGCGGTGTCGAGTTGATGTAGTAGGGGATAAGATCTCGCTCTGCTGCCTGCGTTATCAGCTTGCGATACTTCATCTCCTCTATCAGTAACGTGGGATAGTGGGTATGACGACACTTCAACTCTATGTAGTGACCTGCTTGGATAGAGATACAGTCGAAGGCATCATAGATACCTGGTGCTTTCTCTAAGTCAGGATAGAAACCTTCTCGCAAAAAGGTAAACAATAGTTCTTCGTTCATTGCCAAGGTGAGACACCACCTAGATTATCCTGCAATCTACGCAAAGCCTGAGCGCATCTACGATCTGCGGTAGAGATGGCACACTCTAATACCTGTGCTATTTGTTGCAGGGTAAAGCTCTCGTGATGGCGCATACGCAAGATAGACTGGTCCTCTTGGTCTAGTTTGAGAAAGCCCTTCTTGATGTCAATGAGGTTAGCAAGTAGGTTGCCACCTTCTGCCGGTGATGATGAACCTTTAGGTTGCCCATCTCTAATCATCTCTTGTGCTTGCTCTAATACTGTGCCATCTATGACTGATGCAATAACAAAGGGTAGCAACTGACCAAGCGTAGCTGACTCGTAATAGGCTTCATCATTAGTCTGATAGCCAGACTTAGCTGCCTTCTCTTTGCGTGCATAACGTTCGCCTGCACGCTTCATCTGCCAAGCAATGCGTTGCTCGTTGTGCTTGCGTCGCTCTTCGTTAGGTTCCAGTAGATCAATGATGTGATCTTCTACCCTAGTCATAGCCCACGCCATCAGCTCTTGCTTGATGTCATCCTTCTCAACGTGCTTGTTATACCTACGATGGATGGTGTTAGCAACGCTAGGCACTAGGTCATAGATTACTGGGTGCAGTTCAGTCATTGTCCTGCACTTCAGATTCTTTTGTCTTGACAGTATCAAGTATGCGTTGAGCCTGGATGTCTAGGGCTTTAGCCCAAGCTGGCTTTGGATGCTCACTCATTAGGCCACCTTGATTCAATATAATCGTTTAAGATTATTGCGTTAAACATTATGTCTGTGTATGTAATAAAGTACGCTTTGTCAGGATCCCTATAACTTGCATCAATTGAAGGCTTATCACCGGAAAGCACGTAAACAAGTCTTTCTATCTCATCCATTAGTTGACCTCGCTATGTCGTTTAATATATGCAGCAATAATATCAAGTGATACATTCCTGTTCTCTATGTTTCCTAGCATATGGTTACAACCAACACATAGCAGTTCACGAACAGCGCCTGTAGTGTGATTGTGATCTACTGCAAGGATACTCGTAGTCCCGTCTCTACGCTTCTTAGTTTCTGGTAAACCGCATATGGCGCATAGATGATTCTGCCGTGCCGACATAGATTCATAATCTTCAACGGTAATACCATATCGTTTCTTGTAGTGCTTGTTACGATTAGCGTTAGGGTTATTCTTTCTATAATTATCTATGTGTTTTCTTGCTTTGGCTTTGTGATACTCAGGGTCAGATGCGTACCTAGCACGTGCCTGAGCACGTACTTTTTCTGCGTTCTTGGCACGCCACTCACGAGCATAAGCGTTGCGTTCTTCTTTGGTCATCAAGATTTTGGCCATTTGCCATCCAAAACTAAGAGTGCGATAGCACTGTAGTTCAGTAGATCAATGAAGCTATCTCGTAGCGACTCGTTCTCTGGTGTTGCACCGCTATCAATCAAGTGGTTGATGCGTGCAGTCTTGTCGTGCATACGCACACGCAAACCATTGAGAGGTCCACCAGGTGAGAGGCTTATGTTGGTTGGGCCGTAGTCTTTGTGCTTCTTGATGAGCAGGTTACCTGCACCATCTAAGACTTCCCACATATCGGTAACAAACTTCACGTGGTCAAAGTCTATCGAGTCGGTATCGGACGTATTGTTATTGTTTCGCTTTGCGTATCCACTGAAAGGATCTGGAAGCCCATATGCTGCAAAGTCTGTAGCATCGTGTCCCACTCGCTTCTTGTCATCGTCATACATTCGACTCCCCTATCAGTAGCTTTCTCGTAGCATCAATTCCATTAGCCAAGTAGTAATCATTGATGTCCATACCTGGGGGTAGTGTAACAATCTGTGAGTTCATTACCTCATTCGCCACGCGCTTAGCAAACTCCGCGCCAGGGTTAGACCCATCCTCTTTGATGTCATTGTCACCGACAACATAAATAGTTTCGTACCCCGCAAATAGTTTTGGGAAGTGTGACTTCCACGCAGCAACACCAGGTACACCCACTGCTGGGATACCAAGCTCACCGCTAGTAACTATCGCATCTAGTTCACCTTCACATACAACGATGTAAGGTGAGTCAACAGTGATGTCACATACGTTATACAGGTGTGCCTTCTGCCCAGTAGGTGAACCATACTTAGGCTTGGCATCATCTAATCTTCTAAACTTAAAGCCAACACAACCACCGGAAGCTGTGATGTATGGGATGGATAGCCACCCTTCATACATCTCGTGACCATTGATTGGGTTAGTAATAGTCCCTAACTGAAACAGTCCTGCTGTCTCTTCAGAGATCCCACGTCCTTCGAGTACGGCTAGAGCCTCTGGACTTATTGCCTGTGCGTATTGTTGCGCCGCTTCCAGCAGCAATTTCGACTGCACGTTTGAGGCCATCGTTAAACTCCAAGTTCTCTAGTATGCACACTAAGTTAGCTGCGTTGCCACCCTTACCGCAGGTATGGCAGAAATATAAATTG